CAGCTACTTGCTGATCATTTTTCTTTTCATCTTCCATTGAGGTTTCCCTTGGGCTTACTCGATAACATTGTGGGATTGCCTAGGCCTTACCACATCCCTATTTATATTCTTTCTCTTTTGGTAACTGTGATTCGTGGATCCATAGATTATCATCAATTAGTCTTTCGGATGCTTCTTTGTATCCGAGCTTCTCTAAATCCTTAGATCCAGAGTTCCGTTCAACAATAACGACAGGCTTGAACTTATTGATCGTTTCTATTGATCCAGCAATAGCGAATGGTTCGAACCCTTCAAGATCCAAATATATTAGATCACATGATTCTAGATTGAGACTGTCGATAGTAATGATTTCTGTCGGTTTACCATCATGATTTCCGCTCGAGTCTACCTTATATGTTCCCACGTTTCTGTCGCTTCCACCAAACACTGTACCCGTACCAGCCTCTTGACCGAGAGCAACATTCTGTGCAGTGATGTTGTCAGCAAGCTCAATATTCCGACGAAGACATTCGAAGTTTCTTGGGTGCGGTTCGAACGTGTACACTTGCTCAAACAGCTTGGATAGAAAGAGAGCATACATTCCACAATTACCACCTGCTTGGACTACTGTCTTCCTACCTTTGACATATGGTAAGAAGATATTGTGATTGTGCTTCCATCCTCTTAACGGACCAGAGTTATCGTTTCCGTATGCGCCGTGATCAGATGTTACCCACCACACTTGAGTATCCCATCCACCTGCTTTTAGATCTCTCAGTGAGATCTGATCATCCCATTCACTCAACGTTGCCATCCTTTTATTACATCAGCACCAAAGTTTGCTGTACTAAATTCCAATCTATCTATGAGCTTGACTGCTTGGTCACCCATCCGATCAATCGCCACATATCCTTCTTCACCTGTCACTCTCCATCCTGTCTTTGTCTTGAGGAATGTACGAGTCGTGGCAGCTGCATTCATCTTATTGACAACAATCTGCTTTGCATCGATGATGTGCTGCATCAACTGAAAGATGTTCTGAAGAGCAATAGGATTAGAGAGTGGCTTCATCGCCTCTTTCTTTTTCTGTTCCCAATCTGCCTTCGCCTTTGCTGTCTTCTTTTTATCAATTTCTTTCTGATAGTACTGATCGACGTAGTTCATCAATCCTCGTGTCATAATCTTAGGGTTAGGAAACTTCTTTCCTTGACGGATATACGTATTCATATATGCCTTCATTCGCATTCTGAACTCTTCGTCATTTGCAATCTGATTGAGAGCGGATGCAGGGATCTTTCTGAATACCTTGCCAGCAAGTGAGAGGTGAGACGTGATAGTCTTCGTCTCAGCAGCTGTCATTGTAGCCTTTCCAGACACATCTTTGTACTCAGCATCTACAGACCACACCTTCGTGCTTGTCTTGAGCTTTGATGCAATCGACTTACCGAATGATGCTTTAAGATCTTTCAGTGTATCACCGACAGTATATGTTGTATGCCACACAACACCAATCTGTGCTGCCTGGATAGTTTTCGCAAGTTTAGATCCTTTAGGAACTGCATAGACGATTGTGTTTGGATGGAACGTGACATACTCTTGTCCATCAATCTCTTCGGTCTTTAGATCGGAATTACTAAAGAGAAAGTCGCCCTGATACACTCCGGACTTGATTCCGAGGTCAGGGAGCAGCTTGAGTGCAAGTTTAAGTTTAGTAGCCAAATCCCCAGAAGTATCTCCATCTACTTCTCTAGCTGTTTTATATACTTTAGGTTCTGTGTTGAAGATACTTTTCTTCGCAACGAAAAATTTTCCATCAACAGGATCGACCCCAGCAAAAACAGCAGGAGCACCGTCCCACTTAACAGATACATTGACGCTGCGCTCAGACTTACCGCTAAGCATATCACGTAAAGACTGGAGAAAGTTAATCGTTTGACGAGCTCCATTTACTCCTCCGTTGAGTATGTTGTCCTCGAGATGCTCCATGTGAGCATTCGTTGATTCTGTTAGATAGGTTGTAAACTTCAACTAGAAATCCTCTTTGTCATAGCTGGTCCCTTCTCGATATAGTTTCGATGATAGAATCCATCAGGCTTACTATCAATTTTCATTCTAATTGTTAGTAAATCGTTTTTTGGCGTCTTGTCGTTCTTATCAAAAAATCTAATCGTAGGAACAGGTGCATTAGCCACACTAGAGTTACCATACTTGATATCGACCCCTAAGTCAACATCTGCAAGCGCTGTAAATAATTTATCAAAATTATATACCTTAGCCTCACTTCGATTCAATTGTACAAGTGTAACATTTTCTTCATTACGTGTGGCATGAAAAGTGATAAAGTCCGACAATGTTTTTATCACGGTACTTCTTGTCTGGCTTGCTTGTCTATTAAGGCTATCCTTTACAAATTCATATACAGCAGTAACTGCACCCACCGTGTCCTTCTTTTTCAAAAAGCCATTAAATTTTTCTTGGAGTTGTGTACTTCGTTCCAGTCCGATTCCAAGAGGATCAAACAAGGCGACCATGTTTTCAAACTTACTTCCAGAGACTTGCCCAAACTGTTTAACATCCCCTGCCTTGAGAGATACATTAACATCTGTCAACTTACCATCAATCTTAACTCTCAAATCTACTTTCGTACCCTTCTGGTCGAGTAGACCATCAGAATCAACTTCTATATGATTGTACACATTATTCTCGTACATTAACTTAGACCATTTGGTAATGTATGGCCCGTTTGCATACTCAACTGATGCTTTGATCAAATCCGATAACCCTCCATAATTAGCAGGGTTGAGTAAAGCAGTCATGTTCAGCTGAGCTAATGATATATGGCATCTAACATCATCTACGATTGCAGGGTTATCATTTGGTGATGGGAACGTCATATCTACTCGCTTATTGTCTATAGACTTCAAACTCTTCAGAACCTTGATAACGTCTTGCGAATCGATATTTCTATTCTTATTAGTAAACCGAGCAGTAATTGCTGCTGCTAGTAATCCCTCAGATACGTCACCGCGGTTGAAAGAATCAGCCTTGACGTGTTTCTTTTCAAGATTACCAATCCGAACCATGTGGCCATCTTTTGATTCGAGAAACAAGTTCTTTGCTTTCAATTCAGTAGATTGGGTAGACGAAAGTTTTGTATATTCTTCAATAGTAGTCTTATTATCAGCAGAATCTTTTATCACGTATTTTTTTGTTTTATTTGTTTTACCACTGGTCGTAAATTCTAACATCGTTCCGTTTTTCATAGAGTCTTCAAACACACCTAATAAGCTAGATGTGTATTTACTCAAACGACCAGGGCCTGTTGCTGCTATCACTGCCATAAGGGGCTGACCTCACAAAAAAAAATAGCCGGGGTTACCGGCTATTTATTAGATTACTGTTTGTTTATTTCTTAACCGAATTTGGTAGGTGGTGTTCTTCATCCCCATTCGAATAAACAGAATTATCCTTGTCATGATACCGGTTGCTTTTCTCAACACTGAATCCACGAACCTTACCACCCTTGTCCATCTTACTAATTTCGCCGTGTGTAAACTTTTGTTTGTATCCGGAGTTATCGAAGTGAACGTGTGTGTCAGTTACTTTTGCTGTCCCTGAGTCAGTCTCATGTGTGTTCTTATCCTTACGGCCACCACCAAAAAATTGTGGGTATTTTTTCGCTAGATCACGATCCGCTTCCTGGATAGACTGCAATGCCTCGATTGTTGCCTTTACAAAAGTTTTTTGATTCACAGTTATGACCCTACCTCATCTTTGTGATTGTTATGAACCATTTTAGAGGCAGCTTTAGATACGTTTCCACCAAACTCTTTATGCACTTCATCGTGCGAGAGCGCTTTGCCAGCATGTTCTAAACCAGCCTCATGTGTCTTACCAGTCTTAGTGTTATGAACGTAGTATACATGTGTTTCACGGTCTGGTGATTCACCAGAGTATACATGCTCATGACCGGTCGAACCGACATGTAGAGCATCTGGATCATGAGTATGCTTTATCACAGCCTTTGTTACATTACGATCTTCAGCCCCTCCATGGACTTCATGGATAGACTGCAATGCCTCGACTGTTGCTTCTAAAAATAATTTTTGGCTCATAGTTACGTTCCTTTGAGTGAGTGTTAGGATTCTGGTTTATTTATAATCCTAAGATCTTTCGAGGATCCTCTTCTAACGAATTTCCATCACGAAGCCAGTCTTCGACCTGCTCGAAATAGAAAGACGCATCCTCTTCTCCACGCTTATCTAATGCTTCCTTTGCAGACGCAAAGAACCTTACAAGAGCCATTCCCTCCTCACGGAGCTTGGCTGGCTTATACTTTCCTGGACGTTGATTACTCATCATATCACCTTCTGATTCAAACATACATTACCAATCAGCACGAATAACTTCTCACGTGCATGACGCTCGAGATATTCTTTCTTACCGATGCCCATCTCAACAGTCGACTTGATCGCCCGGAGCTTTGACCGATGTAGTTCCTGCTTTCCAGCAGCGTACTGATCTATCATATTATCTACGAACTCATACAGTTCGTCAAGCGTTTCGATCGTATTCGCTTCTGTAATCAAATACTCTAAATTTCTCATATTCTCTTCTCACACCATGCTTGAGCAACATCCAATGCATAGTAGCGGCTGTGCTCGTGGACTTCGACAATCTTGACTTGATTGCCTTCTTCATCATAACAAACAACATTGTAGCGGCCAAGGACAGTTCCTACGTCTGCCCTCCGACCTTTGTGAAACACTTGCTGCTCGAGTTTCACGAGGGCATCTCCTCGATCCGCTGAGCAACCATGTCCAGTGCATACGTCACTGGGTTAAGGAGTGCATGAGCCTCTTTAGTAGAGATCTCATCTGTTAACTTCCACTCAAGCTCACGCTCGATCCGAGATTGCAATTCTGCAATAGTATCCAATAGTTCTTTCTTCATAATCACTTTCCTAAAAATTCTGCACAGAGAGTTTCCTGCATTGCATATGCTTCTTTCTCATACCATGCGTTCAAATAATCATCTACAGACTTGTAAGCGAACTTACCGTTCACATCGAGCTCGCCCTTGGCATACTGCTTGACATGAACCATTTCGTGACACAGAGCAGTAATGAAGTCGTCGCCCTTGAGACGTGAATCAACTTCAAGAACAAACATACGCTTGGACTCGGCCATACAAAAGCCATCTGCATCTTCCATGTCGTTAGAAAGATAAAGAGTGATGTCAAGAGTCTTCATCCGTGGCATCATTTTTGCAATACAAAAGTCAACGATAGAGTAAGCAAGGTCCTGCTTCTTCTTAGATCCGCCGATAACTCCGATCGTATTCATATGTGCTCTCCTCATTTGATGTAGCAATTATCCTACATTTGAAGAAAAAGTAAACATCAAATTCCGGTGATATAAGAATAAATTTCTTTCCAGTTTTCAACACGTTGCATACGATACTTACTACTATTCTCCCCATACATCATCGCACGAGAGTACCGTGAGTGGAATTCTATGTTGTGAGCATGAGCCATCAGAATGCTTGATAGTCCATAATTGATTCCAACCTGAGCGTTCGCTGGCTTATCTTCAATCCACCAACATTCAGATCCTTCGTATGGCTTGAGAGCCTCATCCTTGTCGGCTCCTGTATCGAGGTAGACAAACTTCTCAAACGCTGTCTCTCCAAAGAGACGCTGAAGATTGATTGTCCGTAGCTTCTGAGCATTCGGATCGTTACTCAGAGATGTGATTGCATGGAAGACATATCCATGCTCTTCGTGCAACTTCTTGACATAATGAATTGCATCTCGTAATGGTGGCAAGAAGCCAATCGCTGCTGACTCATTAAACATACGAATCATTTGCTTCGCATTATCAATACCGTAGCGAACACTTACTTCATAGTCGCCTTTCTGTTTGATCGTATGGCCATGGTGACGCATCCAAACATCAAACGCATACTCCCAATCAAGAAGTACTCCATCACAATCTACCAATATCACTTTATCTCGTTGCATAATTTCTCCTCTTTTATTCAGTACGGGGATTATCCCTTATTTTGAGAAAAAGTCAACAGGATCAAGGCTCGTATCTGTAAATAGTTGGGCGCTCAAAAGACTTGTCGAGAGCGTCCACATCGTAGTTGATATTGACCCAGTCTACGTTCTTTTTAGTGGCACCAGTTTTTTCAAGTACTTTTTGAAGGTGAAAGTCAGTATTTTTTCTCCAGTCTGTATAAGACACGTAGTATACATTTTCTCTATCTTTAATTGTATCGATCCATTGATTCCACGAATTGTATACTATGTCTACTCTTTGTTGATATGGCAATGATGGATCTACGTCATGCGTATCAAAGAAGTCTACGTTAGAAGGCTCATCTTTTATTGGGTGATGCCCTCCCCGTCCAAGATCCAATGGCATCTCTAAACTTGCATACCATTCGTTGTAATCTTTATAGATAGCAAGAATGAAATAATCTGTTGCCTCAACAACCCACTCCATTCTTTGCCAAGAGAAGTACGGATCCGTATACTTTGGATAAACACCGAGTGGCGTCAAGTGCTTCCACACATACTCCCCTTCTTGTATATTCATGTTGGCCTGAATGAGAGTAGATAACCATTTAGTACCGGTCCGTTGTAGACCGATGGTAAAGAAGTAATCATATACATGATTCACCATCTTTTAATCTTTTCCCATATCCATTCGTGGCAGTAGTACATCACACTGCCAGCTGGAATGCTGGCAAGCGATAGACCAAACGTGTACCACAAGTCACCTCCGACAGCAGCAGCATAACTCATAAACCAGACAAGACCCAGCAGTTGCCAGGTACACGTTTTAATGATTCGTCGTTTCATTAATCACTTCTAGGTCCCCATCTACACTAAACCCTAGTGCCAACAGGAATTCTTTGTATGCTTCAAGCATCTCGCTTAGTGAGCGCTCATTATCAATAGTCATTTCGAAACTATTTACTGCTGAGTATGGAGCATGCGACTCTGGCCTTTCGTATGTTAGCTTAATCATACTTCTTTCTCTTGTTCCACAACACACTGACCTCGAAAAGTGCTTATTGAGCCATCTGAGGGTTCAATTGATTGAAACTCAAAGCTGTACTCATTATCAATGACAGGTCTACCTGCTAACATCTCAACAAAGTCAGCACACTCATCTAACGTATGATACTTTGTCTGTGAGACCTGTGGAGGCAGATCATTCATGCTGAACACTAACAATATTGTTGCTATCATCCTTCTCTCTCCAGATCCCACTGCACCTTGTTTGGAGGTGATGGTGGACTATGCTTACGAACATTATTAAATATAGTCCATGTTACAAACACCATTAAAATTACAAGTATATGACCAATAATACTATATCCAATAAACAATAGTTCTGCTGTATAAACTCCAAATGCAATACTCCAGAACGCAGACAGCACACAACTAATCATAAACTTGTACTCAGGTGGTGCTGCTCTCAATCCATTTTTATTAGGATTCAAAATGTCCAGTAGAATCATTTCCAAGTTACTCCACACACGTAGTCCCCTTTAGGACACTGCCCATTGTTTAAACCGATGTTGCGATTCTCACCACCGCCTAAAAAGGTAAGGACTCCAGCAGTAGAACCCAATACCAAAAACATCCAAATCATTCCTTCTTTCACGAGTTAAACTCCGTCTCGCCTTTAGACTCTTTCTTACTCATTAATGCTAAGATAGGTAGAACTACAATTGGTGATACGATCACTGCGGCAATACACCATCCAGCACCACTTCTATTCTTACCCTCGGCCCATTTAAAAATAGCAACATATAATGCTACTATAAATGCTAAGAAAAACAATATTATTACTAACTGTGTTAAATCCATAACTTACTCCTGACAATCACTTCCTGGGTACACATATTCATTTTGATCATCCATAAAATCTTTAGCAGTAGTAAACTTCATGTCACCCATCTTCTCTGCTGACTCATCCTTAATCTTTTCTTCCTTGAGTTCCTCTTCATAAACTCCTCCACACATACTATCTACCTCTTGTGGGAAAACACTGTAGTATTGAAAACTGTCTTGTGGATACCCAAAACCACAGACCCATTCAGCTAAATCAAAATCTGTTTTTATCCAAAGATCAGAACCCTTACCCATTACCGCTTCTTCCGGTAACGCTCTAGGAAAACCATATGCCCAACCAGAAGGGGTTGGATCAATCATAAGATTATATTTCTTACTCATAAATTTAATGTCCTGTTTCTATCAAAGGATATATGATTAGCTCGCATAAAGTTATTATTAGAGCTTCTAACATATTCCCATGCCAAGCTATATCTAGTGTTATTAGTATTGTTCTTATAACAACTATGTATAGAATTAATATTAATGAATACAGCATTTGGAGCGGGTAGCTTAAAATCTACGACTTCATATTCTTCTAGTGCATACTCTGGT